GTCCACCAGATACTGGCTGGCCACGTACAATATTGATTTCATCAAACTGCTCATCGTCCATTAACAACCCCGCGTGCGTCAGCGCATCCAGCGGTGCTTTCAGAATATTGTCCAGGTCACGGCGGCGCTTATCCGGTGGCTCTGCAATAATTTTTATTGCCAGCCGTCCGGACAGGCTTAATTTCAGTCGCTGCTGGCGAACAATAAGCGCCACTGCCCGGCGATAACCGCTCCCCGGCTTTTGATACAAAAATATGTGCTGCCACGGCGTCGCCAGTAAGTGTTCACCGTCGGCGGGTAAGGTAAAACCAAATCTATGAGCATCAGTCACCTCTTTTACCCGAGCACGCCAGTCGCAAAGGCGTGATCAAGAAAACGAAAAATTAACTCAATCTGAGAGCCGTACTTTTTCTCAAACTCCTGCGGGTCTGCATGAAGTTCGTTGTGGTGCTCCCGGCACAACGGTAGCGTGAAAATATCGTGGGCCTTTGTTCCCATTCCCCCCTGACCATGACCAATCAGGTGATGCGGATCGTCAGCTGGCTTACCACAACACGCACACGGCTGTGTCTTTACCCAGCGCGTGTATTTCTCATTAACCCAACGGCGACGTTTAGGCCGCCTCATGAACGATTCAGGAGACTCCGGATCAACGGCGATACTGACAACCGTTTTTTTCTGTGGTGGATTTTGTTGCTGGTGGACGTGAAGTGGCAGCGCAATATTTTTTGTGCGCTGCTTCAGTATGCTGATGGCTGTCTGTTCTCCCGGTACGATGTCACTCTCACGGTATACGGAGCGGATTTTTTCCGCTGGTAATCCCAGCGAACGACGCGCTACTGCCTCAGGTAGTGCATCCACCACCTGATTGCAGGCCGCCCACCAGGATAATTCGGCCAGCGATAACTCCCTCTCCTGCGTACCGCTTATTGCGTGACGGATGACATCAATCATCCAGGCAACCAGATTCTGCTGAGCAAGTTGATCGAGTGATTCTGATGTCTGGTCGCGCAGCTGGTTGTCACAGTGCCAGCACAACACCATCGCGCCGGTACCATAACGGTGAATGACTGTTTCGCTGTGATGATAATCGCCGTGTGGCCACTGGCAGGATTTCACGTGACGTAATAACCAGTCAGACAGTGCACCTGCACCACCTGCTGCACGAATAACCCGCTCATCGCTGAAAAATGGCAGTAATGTTTTATCCTCTGCCAGCGGCTGGCGAACGGCAGGAACGACTCCGGACGGCAGACCGCGCATGTTTTTCGGTTCCGGCTCCACCAGCACCCTGCCGCAATGAAAAACAGGCCGTGATTCGCGTCCGGGCTTAAGGACCACCAGGCCAAGTTCCGGCACCAGAACAGGTCGAAGTAATACCCGCACGTTACCTCCAGATACGTTGCTGGAATGTGCGGGACGGACGCGGTGGATGTTCGGAATAAGGGAGCCTGACAGAGATTATCCAGTGACGATAATCGAGGCTGATGGCTTTCTTAACCTCGTATCCGCGCCTGCGGTAACACTGAATCAGCCATTCGGCCTGTTCTTCAGTGCATGGGGGATGCTGGTACCAGTCGGTTTTAAATACGTGCGAATGCCGCCCCCGCTTAATGGCCGGGACGGCTTCAGAATTGTGGGATTTTATACGTTGCGCCATCGGGTTCTCCGGTGACACAGCAGGTGCCAGTTGTTCAGGCCGGCGTGCGAATTGTAAACCAGAATGCCAGGAAAAAACAAAACCCGCAGAAGCGGGTTAAGTGCGGGTGCGTTGAGGATGCCTGACACATCAGAGGTGGCGAGGGATTTCTCCCTCGCCGGGTCTCTTACTTCTCAGATTCGTAAGCTGTGAAGACAGCGACCTCCGTCTGGCCGGTTCGGATTCGTACCTCGCAGAGGTCTTTCCTCGTTACCAGTACCGTTACAACGACGGTAATACAGATGACGATCAGGGCGATTAGCATCGCCTTTTGCTGCTTCATAGCCTGCTGCTCCTTGCCTTTCGGCGCATAAGAGGCTAATCTAAGTGTGCAAGTCATAGATATGGCCTCAGATTAATGTTAAGCGTCCTGCAAGACGCATAATGTTAACTGGGGCTTTTCTCTGTCTGCCTTACGTCGGCATGCCCGAGGCAGACAGCCTCAAGCACCCGCAGCAATTCTACTTAACTCTTCTTTCCCCGCAAACCGTTTTTATCCCCAGCGGCAAATCGAATACACCACCAGCGCCACCGCCATTGCAATTCCTACCGTTATGAACGCTTCAGGCCAGGTCATCGTAAAATATTCTCCTCGTTTATCAGTCCGTTTCGCTTCAGGTAGTCCATCGCCTTATCCGGTAATTTGCAGTCCGGCTTCGCTTTTTTCAGTTGGCTGACCAGCCGTTTAACCCACATTGCTAATTCGCTAACCTGATTGCCGGATGCTGGTGGATTGTCGGCTTTACCCAGAATGGCAGCACAGCAGGCCTCTCTGAGCACCCAGTCAACAGCATCCTTCCATGCTCCTGTTTCGACTGGCGGATTCTCACGCTTTACCTGTTCATAAAAGCGCACAGCTTTAACCAGTCCTTCTGATGTCACCGGGACTGGCGGGCCGATGAATAAGGCCTGAATTTCATAGTTCGGCCTGTCGTTACAATCCTCTTTTGTCGGTACATATTTCCAGTCACCAGCCCACTGCTTCCCCTGAAAGTCTGTAACGTCTTTTTTCACGTAGCGATATCGCCATGCAACTGGTTTTGCCTGCCCTGCCGTTTCATGCCCTTCCTGATAATTAATCTCGCTCATTCATCGCCCCACTCATCACAATATGCTTCGACCGGAGTTTTTCCTGCTTCATAGTCATCACGCCATGCTTCAGCATCGGCGGCACTTCCACCACGTAACTCTGCATAGTCCATTAACAGTTCATGCCATTCTTCAAAACTGACGTTGTATTTAGTTGAACCAAAATCAGCCATTTTGTTCTTCCTCTTCGTCTTTTATTTCGTGATATGAGTAATTGCAGTAGTTAAAGAAAATTTCTTTTGCTTCGTCATGAATTTCATCAGGTGTTGCGTCATCGTCCACTTCGAATACATCCTCAAAATCTCCACCGGCTATTCCCGTTTCAATAATTATTTTGAACTTTCGCATTTCATTACCGCCCTGCCGGGCGGTCTCCTGATGTTCTGAGGGTGCAGAAATCCCTCCTGTTAAGGATTAATTTTTAGCAGTGCTAAATTTAATTATTCAGTTCTGGATTTTGTCGCCCTGCGTATCCGCGCTTTCGCGTTACGCTCAATCTGAATTAGCTTTCCTATATTTTTTCGCCTTTCCTGTTCCTCCAGGCGCAATAGCTTTACATCATCTGCCAGTCTGGTTTCTCTTTTCGCCACAGAGAGCATCCAGTCAAACGGCTCCACAACTGAACCGCAGATTTTACAGCGGACCTGACGCTCTTTTTCGTCAACCCGAACAGAGGCGTGATGACAATATGGTCTTTCCGATGGCTCATAAAGAAAATTAACCTGATTACGAGGGTCATCCTCTTTTACCGGAAATAAAACGATATTGCTTAACTCATCCTCTGGTTTTATTTCCATGCTCCTCTCCTTTGATGCGAATGCCAGCGACGCGTAATGCGTGTTCTAGGTCAATCAGGTAAAGCCAACTGCCATTTTCTTTAGGTATCATGACTTGTCGCTCATCTGCATTTATCGGGTGTCCATATCGAAGGTCGTAGCGAGTCGGTAATTGAACTTCCCGCGCTTCCAGTTCAGCAATGCGCTTACTCCCATCCGAGATAACACCTTCGTAATACTCACGTTGCTCGTTGAGTTGTGATTTTGCTTCTTCCAGTCCATCCAGCAAATCAGCGATAATATCCGCTTCCCGATGACGGATGTGACGCTTAAACGCAGCAAGAGCCGCATCACAATCCCGTTCAGCATTTGGGCTGTCCGGGATAGCCTGATACCACGCCAGCGTCGACTGATAGTTTTGTGCTGCCTCACGAAGCGCCTCATAGTTAACCTCTCTCATTGAGCCACCTCCTGATAAATCACCGCATGCCCCAGTTTCTCCGCCAGTGCCAGCTCTGCCTTAGCACCCGCTGACCGCTGCCAGCCATTCAGCATGTAAATCGCATCCACACAACGAATCATTGCCATGCAAATATCCATGTAGTGCGGCTGTGTCAGCCCGTCCGGAAGTACTGCCGGGTTTAAGACGGTATGCCCTTCCCGTTTCAGTGCTTCTTCCGCCCTGTGAAATGCCTCGCGGTTGAAATTTTCATATCCCGTCATTGGACCGGCGATATAAATTCTCACCCTCACGCCTGAACCCTCCTGTCGAAATAAACGTAGTTATTCACTATGCGCAGCGGCATGCCTAATTTTCTGGCAATTTCCCTTCTTTGCATGCCTCTCTGATGCAGTTGCCGCGCCAGCTCAATATCACGCTGAGAATATTTTGCCGACGGGTGAAAATCACCACGTAACATCATGCTGATGCCCAGCTCCCGTGCCTTCGTTCTCACTGCCGCTTCAGTTCGTCCGATAAGTGCGCCAATGCTTTTTACCTTCATCGTTCCCGCACACTGCCGGAGTATCATGATTTCCGCCCGGCACCACGTCTTCCACCCACTCACCGCTGCTGTTCTCTGGTGGCGGTAATATCCCGGAGAATATCCCGGCACTTGTTCAGCTCCCGCAGCGCGGCGCAGACTCGCTCCCACTTCTGAACCTGACCTTTTGCCCGGCGCAGCTCGCGGTTAGCCACATGCAGCGATGGTAGAATCAGGTCATCTGCTTTCGTTTCGGTGACCGATGGCTGTAACTTCACAATGTCTTCCACGATTTCTGTTTTCATTTCTTCCTGTGTCGTCGTTTCCTGGACTGGTAACGCAACACCTGCTGGCTGAGGAAAGGCTTTACCATCGGTTTCCGCTACGGATGCAGCTTCCGGCTCTGCCGGTAAATCAGCGCCCGGTATGCAGTAACGAAATTTACCGCCCTGATTCACGCGAATCAGACGCCCTTTGCTGATTGCCATGGCCAGCGATGAATTCGCCCGGCGGGAGGTAATCCCGAACATCAGTGCCAGCTCATCCGCCGTTTGTGGGCCATGTTGTTCAATCGCCTCAGTCAGCATTTGCGCTGTCACTTTCGGTACCGGTGACACTGGTTCACTTTCACCTGCCTGAGTCAGCCACCACATCGACCCCTTGTTATCCGCTTCACCACGGCGCTTCAGTTTCCACAGTTCGTTGACCGCATCTTCACGGCTGATTCCAAGGCGGGCCGCCACTACCTGTGAAGAGGCTCTTTTCAGTGCTTTCAGTGCGTCAAATACGGTTTCCATTAAAATTTCCTCCGACAAAATCGTTTCCCAGATTCAAATAAAACCAGCAGCCTTCCGGCGTTCGTATTCCTGTTTCAGCCGTTCAATTGGCGTTGGCCCTTTCGGGTGTTTCGCCCCTTCCAGTTGTCGTCGCACTGGCGGAACACTCATCCCGTTACCAACATGCTTTGCCCATTTCGTCAGTTGCCGTTCCGCAAGTCGTTTTAACTCACCCTGCGTCATCTGGCGCTCAATCCCTCTGGTACGCATTTCGAGGCAGATGTGGTACAGCACAGGCTGTGGCCACGGGTATTTATCACTCCCGTCGTATCGCCAGGATTCATTGCGCCAGCGCCGGTACTCTTCCATCACGGCATCCACCGTAAGACCAAATGGATTTGCCCCACTCTCCGAAATCAGCGCAACAAACTCAGCCAGGTCCGGGGGCCACGTTTCACCCGCCCGGCAGCGGTCCATGCACTGACGACAGACCTGCCGGATTTGCTGTTCAGTCATCGCACCAATCTGGGCAATCCAGAGCTTCGAAGGTGCGGCCCCGTTCTTCTGAGTCCAGCGGTTCGAATACACCTCCCCCATAAGCTCCCACAGCTTCCAGGCCGTTTCCGTTGCTGATAAATCCGTTTTCACGTTCCCACTGTTCGCGTGCTGCCCGGATTTCCTGAACTGCCCGTGATGCCGTGCCACCTGATGCTGCATGGCTTACCCCCTTGCTGACTGGTTTTACCTGTGCCCTGACGTGCTGCACGTGACGGGCAAATTTCTGCTCCCACTGAACCTGCGTGAAAACCTTCCCCTCCGCCATCCAGTAATCCCGGAATGCGGCAAGCTCAGCAGGTGTAAATTCCGGCTCAGGCAGAGCCATACCCCACACTGCTGCCCGTTGTCGAAAATCCG